CTTATCATCACCCTCCTGAAAAAGTTGATTACATTGCTATAATAGATAGGCACCGGAACCTGTTGAAAACTATTTGTTCCTTGACTTGCTTCATAAGAGTTAATTCCCTCATTTGGCAAAACAAGCCTATGATAAATCTTATTNGCTTCATTTGAATTATAAAACACCCTAAAATTCTTGGAAAGGTCCAATACGCTCCAAACCCCATAAATCGTATTTGCCAAATCTGAAGCATACAAGGCCATTGTTTCCTTTTCAAAAATATTGTAAAGAATTAGGCAATTGATATTCAAATCTTTCAAGGTCGCAGGAAAAATTATCAAGTTTCCATACGAAGTTATCCGATATTGTGGCAAAAATGTCTCATTAATGACTATGTTTGGCAAAACATCAATCAACCTCAAAGAATAACCCGCAAGCTCATAAATATATGTGGAATTCCCATATCTTACAAAAATGAAAAAGGCCCCACCATAAACCACACTTCCCGAATAAATTCCCGGAAGCCTGATGATGTGAAATGGCCTATTCTGATGAGAACCATCCCATAAAAACATATACTGTTCAGTAAAAACATTGGCATCGTTAGCTATCACAACCAAAAACCTGTTGTTATTATTGACGATATCCTGAATGTCTTTATTTTGTCCAATATCAAGGCTACCAACCTGACTTAACGAAGTTCCATAGACCTTTATCAAATTCCTAAATGGATTAGCACTTGCTGATTTATCTGCCACATAAAAATACACACTAAAGGTCAAACCAAACTTAGGAGAAACAAAACCAGACAAGGAAGTCCAAGATGTTCCTGTTGATGTTTCATCAATATGATAAATGCTCGTTTGCGATGGATTAATAAAGAAAATTTTTCCTATAAATTTTGCCAATGTTGTTTCATTTTGTAGAGTTGTCAATGTTACTGGTTGTCCAAAATTTCTTGCTATTCCTGTCTGCGATAAAGCAAAAACCCTTCCTGTCGATGTGGCAATATAAATTATCCTATTATCGTTGGCATTCGATGGTGTCATATAGGCCGTGGGATATCCACTTCCTGACGGCAAATTAATTGTTGTGGATGGCAAATGAGACAAAAGCGGATAAGGCTTATCCCCATAATCCAAAAATGAAGGATTATCAGCAAATTTGAAAAGATAAGTTGGAGATAAAACCAACCTATGAAGCAAATCACTGTCAAAAGAAACCTCTCTTTTCACAAAACTTGATCTACTGAAATTATCAAGAACAAGAATTCCCACCTCCGATTTAGCTGTCTTTCTTTTTGCTCTTGGCATCAGTATTTACACAAAACATTAATTTGACTGTTATCGTTAGTAGAAGTAGACTGAATATAAATAACTCCGTTATCAGTCCAAGCTCTTAAAAGACCAACGGTTGATCCTGTAAAGTCCCTATGCGTTGCAATAACCACTGATGTTGTTTTTACTTTTGGATCAAAAATTACCGCCGAGCCATTCTGTAGGGTTACTATATACGCACCAATATAAGTACTATCAAGAACCGAAATATCTTCATAATCCAAAGGAAAAGCAAGACCTCCCCTTGGCTTTATCTCCTCCAGCGTTGTTTTTTGCTTTATTTCCTCGTTCATTTTATTGAATTTTGCCATTAATTTTCGCTTCTAATCTACTAACCCTTTCCGACAAATCTATTACCAAATCTTCCAATCGTTCTACCCTATTTTCCAATGATTTTAAGTGNTTATTTTCTAATTCATCAATCTTTTTAACCAAATTCCAGCCATTTTTATTCCTCGCAATTTCTGAAATCTTCGACAAAACAAAATACAACGATATCAATACAGCCGTTGCCCCTCCAAATTGGATTGCCAATTTGACAAGTTCCTGTTCAAGCATCTTGCCAATCGGTTGAAGGTCTTGTTAAATCGTCCCTCCAAATTGTTGTTGGTTTTGTTAAATCTACTTGCCAAATTGTTGTTGGTTTTGTTTCCTCAATCCAATTAATTGTAATAACATTTTTCCTGAAATTGCTATCTTTATAACCTCCTGCTAATGGTTGTGATGATATTGCTACAAGCATTGTTTTATAAACCTATAATTGCGGTTATTGGCACTATTAATCCTATTCCATCTGCACCCTTATATGTAGTTCCTCCTCCGCCATCATTTCCACCAGTAACATTAAAAGTCACATCTGTTCCAGTTTTAGTTCCCCTATAAACAATCAAAATACTTCCTCCTGCTCCACCTCCTCCGTACCCTGCTCCTCCCGTTCCAGCAGTTCCATTAGAACCAGAAGCATTTATAGTAAAAGCAGAAGAAGTTATCAAATTTCCTCCTACTAAAATTAACAAACCTCCACCTCCTCTGCCTCCAGCCCCAGGAGTTCCTGTTAATGAAGCGTTATTATCATATCTTGTCCCTCCAGAACCTCCTCCTCCTGGTAATGGCAAAAATTCTCTCGGAATGAAAGAACTACTCGCAAAATAAGGGGCCCTCGAATATCCACGAGCATAAAAAACATTATGCGCTCCCGTTGCTGAAACCCTATCAAAAACAAACTCTTCTCTATTAGGACTATCATTAACAGAAGAACTGCCACCTGAACCGTGAAATGGTCCGAAATTTCCAAAGGGACTATTTCCTACTACTGTTCCTATTCCTATCTTTACTACACCTCCTCCCATCAAAAACCAGCCCCTTCCAGGTGCTTCTCCGCTTCCTCCCACTCCTCCTAAATTTCTCAAATCGATTGTATTTGTAGCATTAGAAGTTAATTCACAATCACCTTTAACCAAAAAAACAATTAATGTTCCATCATTGTGAGGATTCGTAAATGTTAAATTGGCATTTCCAGTAATTTTCAAGTTCCTATATTTTCTTACAAAAACCTTATTACCTCCCAAATTAATTGTGGTTGTTCCCGCCGATATTATCAAATCACCGTCACTCCCGTCTCCAAAGTTATACTGCATAAAACTTCCCAAATTCAAATTTATCCTTTGGTTGGCAACGTCATCGTTTATATCAGCAAAATTCAAAAAATTTAATCTCGCTCTTTGTCCTACTAATGTCCCATCTTTATAAACCTCAATTGTCTGCAAATCCTCATAGGTTTTCTTTGTCAATGTCAGCATCATCTTATAGGATTTCCCTGGCAAATTATGATCTTGTGCGGTTGTACCTTCTTGCCCCCTTAAAATTGTCAATTGATCTCCTGATTTTGCGGTAACTCTAACAATTTCTTTGTAAGGATCATCAGTAGGATCCGAATAATCTGTAGCATTCCACCATACTAAATTGTATTGCCCCTCTGTAGCAGGATCCGGCAATTTATCCCCTTCTCCTAAAGCCAATTGAATAACAGTGGCAGTACTATCATAACCTTGTTTAACATTGACTTTAGCGAAATTTCTTACTGGATCGAAAGCCATTTTTTATTAAAGCCATCCTTGATTAAAGTAATCGACCGTCTGTATCTTGATTGGCTCTATTGTTTCCACCCTTAAATCCTCAATCATTTTCTGTAAAAAGGCTTCATAAAGCTCCAATTTTCTGTTAGCTTCCGGATGTCCTATTTCCTCAAAATATCTAAAAGCATTTCCATAGGCAAAAACTTCCCAGTAATTACTTAAAATTGGAGGTATTTCATCCGATGCCGAAGTAAATTCCGGNTGCCTTGGAATATACCAAAGCCTTATACCATTTACCTGATTTGCTGTTGGTTGAGGAAAAAGAAAAATCTGNGAAGCAAATAAATCCATTAATGGTTTTGATTTNGGNTGTGATTGCAAAAGCCTATAAAACTCAAAAGGAAGATTTGCCAAATCAGTTTGATTAACCTTTACCCATTTTGTATTGTCTGTAGGATCGTCATAATTCACCTCTAACCTCAAAATTGTCAATAAATCGGATGGCAATTGATAGTTTGCTTGTCCTGCAATCAAATCAGTTTTTTTAATTGTTCCAAAAATCTCTATTTCTTCCTGTGCCAACCTTCTTTGAATATCCAAATAGGTTTCGTTTGTCAAATCCAAAAGTCTATCATCTTTTAAGGTTGCAGTTGTCGTATTTGTCAATCTCCTTGTTTTGTCAAAAATCTTCTGCAAAGTCATATTGAAAAGTTTTTAATGTGCGGATAGGGCAGGGAGCAACCCCACCCTATCCCGTAAGAAGGAACTCTCCACCGCTAATCCCAGTCAAATTATAGAGAAGATGCTGCACTTTCTACTCTTACAATCCTCCAGTCAAATTATAGAGAAGATGCTGCACTTTCTACCCTTACAATCCTTTCCTCCTGTGTTCGTGCTACGCCGATGTTGGTCTTAGCACCTACTGAGCCCTTCTGACCTAATGGGTTAGCAACAGAAAGATTGCTTTCAGGAGGAAGGACATATGTATTTACTTTATTAGCAAGCCAATAGGAAATTCTATAAGCGTCAGCAGCAATGAAGGTTGTAGGATGAACTGTAACTGTTGAGGAGAATGTTAAGACATTAGGAGATTGAACAATTCTTACACCGTCCATTGAACCAATTTCACCATTAAAGAGATTTTCGGGAGCAGCATATTTATGCATATCAATCCATTGACCAACAGCTGTATTAGATTTAAGGTCAAAAACTACTTCAGGAGTTGTAATAGCAACATAACCACCGCCCTTATTTGTGAATTCAGGAGCGGCATTCTTTCTTAATAAAGCAGCAGCCCTTCTTACGAGGTTGGCATCAAACAAGTCGGATGCTGTAAGAGCGCTTCTTGATGTTTTGCCTCCT